GGTGACTAAATTTCATAAACATAGATTCAATATTGCAAAACTACCTCGTCAGTCTGGTAAGTCTACTATTGTTACAGCATATCTACTATGGTATGTTCTCTTTAATGCTAATGTAAATGTCGCAATCCTCGCAAACAAAGCACCAACTGCAAGAGAAATGTTGGGCAGGTTACAACTTTCTTATGAGAATCTCCCAAAATGGATGCAACAAGGTATTCTCGGTTGGAACAAAGGGTCACTCGAATTGGAGAACGGAAGTAAAATCCTCGCTTCTTCTACTTCTGCTAGTGCTGTTCGCGGTATGTCCTTTAACATTATATTTTTGGACGAATTCGCGTTCGTTCCGAATCATATTGCTGAACAGTTCTTTGCTAGTGTCTATCCTACTATATCTTCTGGTAAGTCAACCAAAGTTATTATCATTTCTACCCCACATGGGATGAATCAATTCTATAAGTTATGGCATGATGCTGAACGTGGTGCTAATAATTACGTTGCAACTGAGGTACACTGGTCGCAAGTACCTGGTAGAGATGATAAATGGAAGCAACAAACTATTGAAAATACATCTGAAGCACAATTCAGAGTTGAGTTTGAGTGTGAGTTCTTAGGATCTGTTGATACTCTTATCACTCCAAGTAAGTTAAGAATAATGCCATATAAAGATCCTATTCAAGAGAATAGAGGTCTTGCAGTATATGAACATGTACAAGAAAATCATAATTATATCATCACAGTTGACGTATCAAGAGGAGTTGGTAATGATTACTCAGCATTTTGTGTCATAGATACGACCACAGTTCCATATAAAGTAGTAGCAAGATATAAAAACAATCAAATAAAACCACTGGTATTCCCGAACCTTATTGTAGATGTAGCATCTAACTACAATGGTGCATATGTATTATGTGAGGTAAATGATATAGGTGGACAAGTAGCAGATATCATACAATATGATCTAGAGTATGAGAATTTACTTATGGTATCCATGAGAGGTAGAGCAGGTCAGCAACTTGGTCAAGGATTCTCTGGTAAGAAGACTCAACTAGGTATTAAGATGTCAACTGCTGTTAAACAGGTAGGATGTTCTAACCTTAAAGCATTGATCGAAGATGATAAATTAATCGTAGAGGACTATGATACTATTGCGGAACTGACTACATTCATACAAAAGGGTCAATCATTCCAAGCGGAAGATGGATGTAATGATGACCTAGCAATGTGTTTGGTTATATTCTCATGGATGGCAATGCAACCATACTTCAAAGAAATGCATGACAACGATGTAAGACAAAGAATATATGAAGATCAGAGAGACCAGATAGAACAAGACATGGCACCATTTGGATTTGTATCTGATGGATTAGAAGAAGATCAGTTTCAAGATGCTCAGGGTGATGTATGGCAAGTCGCGGAGTATGGAGATAAATCTTATATGTGGGAGTACAGGTGAAGTTTCAAAAATATAAATAATCTTAGACAAACCCGATTGAACAGCATTTCAGGAGTATATAAACATGGCAACTAATCAATCATCGCCAGGTGTAGTAATTCAGGAAAGGGATCTGACAACTGTCTCTACTATTCCTACCGCGAATGTTGGAGTTATTGCAGCACCATTTACTAAAGGACCTGTAGAAGAAATCATTGAGATTACTTCAGAAAGACAACTTGCAGAAAAATTTGGTGAACCAAATGAAAGTAACTATGAGTACTGGTTCTCTGCAGCACAATTCTTATCCTACGGAGGTTTACTAAAAACCATTCGTGTTAATTCATCTACGTTAAAGAACGCTGTTGACACAGGTACAGCACCTTTAGTTAAGAATTTACAAGATTACGAAACATCTATTGAAACAGCATCTAATAATTTTACATGGGTTGCTAGAACACCTGGTGATACAGGAAACTCAATCGGTATTTTCGTAACAGACGCAGGTGCAGATCAAATCGCTGTACTACCTGCTCCTGGCTCAGGTAACGAGCACGAGTTCGTTGCTGACGCTGCTGTAACTGCTGCATCTGGTGCTGCAGGTAAAGTATTTAAGTATAGTATCGTATTAGATATTGATGATATCGTTGGTACATTTACACCTGGTACATCAACAACAATTACTATTGGTGGTTCTGCTGAGGCAGTAACTGTTCTTGCTTTCGATGCTACTAACAAGAAATTAGAAATCGGTCTACCTAGTGGTGGTGTTACAGGTATTCTTGCAGATAACCAAGTTATAACACAGGGTACAAACACTGCTAAGATTAACGTTACAATCGAAAGAAAACTCCTCATTGCTCTTGACAAGGGTAGTATTGAATTTGCTGCTTCTGACGTTGTACAAGATACAAACTCAACAAACATTACTGTAACATCAGTAAGAGATGAGTACACAGAGCGTGAGTATCTACCTGGCGTTAAGTGGATCAACGTTGCTCCTAGACCTGGTACTTCACTCTATACAAACGGAGTTGGTGGATTCAGAGATGAAATGCACGTTGTCGTAATTGACATTGATGGTGGTGTTACAGGAACAGTTGGTGCTCTTCTTGAAAGATACATTGACGTTTCTAAAGCATCTGATGCTAAAACATCTGTTGGAGAAACAAACTACTACGCAGAAGTAATTAAGCAAAAGTCAGAGTTTATCTACTGGGCAGAGCATGAAGGAACAACATTTTCTGCTACTGCATCATCTGGTGCAGGTGTATTTGGACAAGCTGCTGCAGGTGTACAATTCAACCTACTACGTAGTGCAAGTGGTTCTGTAGATTATCCTAATGGAGTTACAACTCTAGGTACTAAGAACAATGCTACTTACTACTACAGATTAACAGGTGGAGTAAACTACACAGTAAGTGCAGGACAATACACTATTACTAATAGTGATATTGGCAGTTCATACGAATTAGTTGGAGATCCAGAATCACAAATCATTGACTTTATCATTGCAGGTCCTTCTGGAACAAGTGATGCAAACGCACTTGCTAAGATTACATCTCTTGTAAATATCGCAGAAGAGAGAAGAGACTGCATGGTATTCGTTTCACCTCGTAGAGGAAACGTAATCGGAATCAGTAATACAACAACTATTACTACAAATATCGTAGACTTCTTCAAGCAACTACCAAGTTCTTCTTACATGGTATTTGACTCAGGATACAAATACATCTATGACAAGTACAACGACATCTATCGTTACGTACCTTGCAATGGTGACATCGCAGGTCTATGCTTACAGACTAACGAAATTTCAGAACCTTGGTTCTCACCCGCAGGATTCCAACGTGGTGTACTAAGAAATGCAATTAAGTTAGCATACACACCAAACAAAGCACAAAGAGATCAACTCTATGCAAACAGAGTTAACCCAGTTGTTTCATTCCCAGGACAAGGTGTTGTTCTTTACGGAGACAAGACTGCACTTGGATTTGCATCAGCGTTTGACAGAATTAACATACGTCGTCTTTTCCTAACAGTTGAGAGAGTTATTAGTTCTGCTGCTAAGGCACAACTCTTTGAACAGAACGATGAGGCACAGAGATCACTATTCATCAATATTGTTGAACCATATCTCCGTGATGTACAGGGTCGTCGTGGTGTAGTTGACTTCTTAGTTAAGTGTGACAGCACAAATAACACACCTGAGGCAGTTGATCGTGGTGAGTTTTATGCGGAAGTATTCTTGAAACCAACAAGAACAATTAACTATGTTCAGTTGACATTCGTTGCTACAAGAACTGGCGTAAGTTTTGCAGAGGTTGCTAGTTAACCTCTCAAAATTTAATTTTGACTAAATATAAAAGACGGAGATCCTAATTAAAAATGGCACAAAAAGGAACAATTGATCAATTTAAGGCGAATGTCAAGTCGGACTTCGCTAGACCTAATCTATTCCAAGTAGATTTGGCATTTCCAAGCGAAATAATACAAGACTCAGACCTTGTAAACTTAGGTAAGTTTACTGTTCGTGCAGCAAACCTTCCAAGTTCACAGATTGGTGTAATAGAAGTTCCTTTTAGAGGAAGAGTATTGAAGATAGCTGGAGACAGAACATTTGAACCTTGGACAATTACTATCATGAATGATAGCGAGTTCAAGTTAAGATCCGCAATGGAATTGTGGGCAAGTTCAATCCAGGCATACAATGAGAACTTTACTTCTGCAGGTACACTTGGAGATAATTCAGATAGTTCTGGATACTTTGCAGACATGACAGTTCATCAGTTAGCAAGAGATCTTAAAGATGGAGAGTCACCTAAGATTCTTAAGTCTTATAAGTTCTACAACATCTTCCCAAGTAATATCGCTGCTATTGATCTTGATTACGGAAACAATGATGCGGTTGAAGAATTTACAGTAGAGATGCAAGTACAATACTGGAAACCTGTAGGTCAGGTCACTACTCAGTAATAATTTGACTTTTTGAAACCTGTATAAATATATCAGAACCAGATTTTAAATCGTAATGGCACAACAACTCTTTGGATTTTCATTACAAAGAGCGAAGAAGGTTCCGAAGGGACCTTCTTTTGTTCAGAAGGATAGTTTAGATGGATCGCAACCTATAGTTGGTGGCGGTTACTTCGGCTACTCCGTTGACTTTGATGGTACTATTCGTAATGATCATGAACTAATCACTCGTTATAGAGAGATGGTTCTTAATCCAGAATGCGATAGTGCAGTAGATGATGTAGTGAATGAGACTATATGTGGGAACTTTGATGATGTTCCTATATCAATAGACTTACATAATTTAAAACAATCAGAAAAAATTAAGAAGTTAATTCGTAAAGAATTTGATGAGATACTTCGTCTTCTTGATTTTGATAACAGAGCTTATGAAATCTTCCGTCGATGGTATGTTGATGGGAGATTGTTTTTTCATAAGGTAATAGATCCTAAAAAACCAAGACAGGGTTTAGTAGAACTAAGATACGTTGATCCTAGAAAGATCCGTAAGGTGACTGAATATGAGGCAAAGAGACCTGAAGCATTAAGAACTCAAGATCTCAATCAGCAACTTACACAACAGAGTGCATCTTATTTCTTATACAATCCAAAAGGTTTAAAGAATTCAACCAATCAGGGTATGAAAATTGCACCTGATTCAATTGCTTATTGTCATTCTGGTATACAGGATCTCAATAAGAACATGGTGTTATCACACCTACACAAAGCAATTAAGGCAGTCAATCAGTTAAGAATGATTGAAGATAGTCTAGTTATATACAGATTATCAAGAGCACCAGAAAGACGTATATTTTATATTGACGTTGGTAATTTACCTAAGAACAAAGCGGAGCAATATCTCCGTGAGGTTATGGGTAGATACCGTAACAAATTGGTTTATGATGCAAACACAGGAGAAATCAAGGATGACAAAAAATTCATGTCAATGCTCGAAGACTTCTGGCTACCCAGACGAGAGGGAGGACGAGGTACTGAGATCTCTACGTTGCCAGGTGGACAGAATCTTGGAGAACTTGAGGATGTCAAGTACTTCCAAAAGAAACTTTACAAAGCACTCAACGTTCCAAGCTCAAGGTTAGAAACAGAAACTACCTTTAACATTGGTCGTGCTGCTGAAATCACTAGAGATGAAGTAAAGTTCCAGAAGTTTATCGCACGTTTGCGTAAAAGATTCTCTGAATTATTCGTAGATCTTTTAAAAACGCAACTCATTCTTAAGGGCATATGCTCTATTGAAGAATGGGAAGAGATGAAGGAGCACATTCAGTTTGATTACATTGCAGATAACTATTTCACAGAACTCAAAGAGATAGAAATCCGCAACGAAAGGATGAATGAAGTTGCACAAATGGATCCTTACGTAGGTAAATACTTCTCAGCGAACTATATACGTACGAAGGTTCTTAAACAAACCGAGTCAGAGATCAAAGAAATCGACAAAGAAATTAAACAAGAAATCGCTGACGGAGTTATCATGGATCCACAGGCAATGCAAGCCATGGAAATGGGTATTGGTGAGGAAGAACCTGTACCTGAAGGTGGTGAAGAACCGCAAACTGACCCTAGTTCTGCAGTTAGTCCCGCAGATCAAAAGAGGGGAGAACTCTAATTCTATAAATACATAATGGAGGACATTAATTATGCCTACTGACGTAGCAAATCAAATAGTAAATCACATTTTTGGTGATGAAAAAGCAAAGGCAGTTGATGCAGTAAACGATGCATTATCCGCTTCTGCCTATGATGCGATTCAAGCAAAGAAACTTGAGTTCGCACAACAATGGGGTTTTAATCCTGATGACACAGGACAAGCCGTTGCTGATGAACTTGCTGATAAAGCAACTGATACAGGCGATGTCACCGATGTGGATTATGAAGGTCGCAAACCAGAAGATCCAGATCCAAACGAACCAGTAGAACAACCTACTGCATCCGCAGAAGAACCAACCGAGGAACCAGAAGATGAGACTGATAGCTGAAGAACTTACAGAAGTTAAATTTTTAACAGAAGAAAAGGAAGGTAAAAAGAATTACTTTATAGAAGGTATATTCTTGCAGTCTGAAATTGCAAACAAGAATGGACGTATGTATCCTTTCAAAACTTTGCAAAGAGAGGTTGCTAAGTATCATGAGAACTTTATCCGTCAGGGTAGAGCACTCGGAGAACTTGGTCATCCAGAAGGTCCTTCAATAAATCTTGATAGGGTATCACATAAGATCGAACGTCTTAGCGAAGATGGAAACAACTTTGTTGGTCGTGCAAAAATTCTTGATACACCTAACGGAAAAATCGCTAAGTCATTGCTAGACGAGGGCGTAAGGTTGGGAGTCTCATCTAGAGGCATGGGTTCTTTGAAGAAAGAATCTACATGTAATGTGGTTCAAGATGATTTTATGCTCGCTACTGCAGCAGATATTGTTGCAGATCCTTCAGCACCTGACGCATTTGTGGATGGTATCATGGAAGGAAAAGAGTGGATTTGGGATAATGGTATCCTAAAAGAGTCTGCTATTGCTGAAATTAAAAAGGAAATAGACCAGGCAACCCTCAGAAACTTACAGGAAAGAAAGATTTCCGCGTTTGACAAGTTTTTGAGAAGTTTATAATTTATAAATAAATATATAAAACAGCAACGTAAAAATTTAACGGAGTTAAAAAGAAATGGCTGAAACCCTCGAAAAGGATTTAGATAACATGGAAGAAGTGACCGAAGGTTCCAATCCTGTAACTAAAAACGCAAAACCTGGCGAATCAATGGACACCTCTAAAGGTGGTGCTACTAAAGTGATTACGGTCACTTCTGATTCGATGGAAGGTGCGAAAGGAACTAAGAACGCAGGTAAATCTGCAGCAGCACCAGTAGGTAAGGCACCTGTTCCTTCCACAAAACCAAGTGATGCGTCCGCAAAGATGGAGGAAACTGAATCTGATGAAGAAACAATCGCAGAAGAAGAGACCTCTGAAACCAAGTACGACTTTACTCAAGATGTTGACGCTCTTGTCTCAGGTGAAGAACTATCAGAAGAGTTCAGAGTAAAGGCAGCAACTATCTTTGAAGCAGCAGTTACTGCTCGCGTTAACGAAGAAAGCAAAGCGTTGCAAGAAGCATTTGAAGAATCTCTAACCGAAGAGGTAGAGAAGATCAAAACAGATTTGGCCGAGAAGGTAGATGACTACGTTTCTTATGCTACTAAACAGTGGATAGAGGAGAATGCCCTCGCTGTTGAACATGGCATCAAGAACGAGATGGCAGAGTCATTCTTCAATGGTCTAAAAGATCTCTATGTGGAGCATAACTTTAGTGTTCCCGAAGAGAAGTTCAACCTGTTAGATGGAATGACAGGAGAACTTGATGAGATGGAGAAAAAGCTCAACGAACAAATAGACACCAACATCGCTTTACAAAAGCGAATAGGTGAGTATAGTAAAATGGAGATTGTGAACGACGCAGCTACTGGTCTTGCTGAAACCCAAAAGGAGAAGTTAGCATCACTAGCAGAGGGTGTTGAGTTTGAAAATGAAGAAGATTTTAGAAATAAAATCGAAACTATCAAGGAATCATACTTCACTAGGAAGGCTGAAGTTGCTGAACAAGCAAAAGAACCCACCGAGGAAGCATCACAACCATTGGTAGAATCTAACGTATCTGGCACTATGGGTAAGTACGTAGATGCACTAGCACGTTGGTCCAAATAATTGTAAATTAACTACTTTAAAACGGAGACATAAATGTCTATACAACAACTCCAAGAGAAGTGGGCACCCGTATTGAATCACGAATCAGTTCCTGAAATCAAAGATTCATATAAAAAAGGCGTAGTTGCACAACTCTTAGAAAACCAAGAAAACGCAATCAGAGAAGAAGGTCAAGTTCTTAACGAGACTCTTCAGACTACAGGTTATACCACAGGCGATACCGCTACAGGTCCTGTTGCAGGTTTCGACCCAGTTTTGATCAGTCTAATCAGACGTTCAATGCCACAACTCATTGCATATGACGTTGCAGGTGTTCAACCAATGACAGGTCCTACAGGTCTTATCTTCGCAATGAGATCATTCTACGGATCAGAGCGTAGACCTGCAAACAGTGACTTCAGAGAAGCACTATTCAACGAACCTAACGCAGGTTTCTCAGGTGGAGCTGGTACAGGATTATCAAACTACGATCCTACTGCTTCTTCATCTGCAGTTAACGATGCTGAAGGTGCAAACCCAGGACTTCTTAATGATTCCCCTGCAGGAACATACGAAGTAACTGGTGATGCTACAGGTATGGCAACAGCAACTGCTGAAGCATTAGATGATTCATCTGCTTCAACAGCCTTCAGAGAAATGGGTTTCTCCATTGAGAAGGTAACAGTTACTGCGAAATCAAGAGCATTAAAGGCAGAGTACAGCATAGAGATGGCTCAAGACCTTAAGGCGATTCATGGATTGGACGCTGAATCTGAATTAGCAAATATCCTTTCAACAGAGATACTTGCTGAAATTAACAGAGAAGTTGTTCGTACAATCTATGTAAACGCTGTTAAAGGTGCTATCGCTAACACTGCTACAGACGGAATCTTCGACTTAGACGTTGACTCAAATGGTAGATGGTCAGTTGAGAAATTCAAGGGACTTCTATTCCAGATTGAGAGAGATTCAAACGCAATCGGTCAAGAGACAAGACGCGGGAAGGGCAACATTTTGATCTGCTCTGCAGACGTTGCATCTGCTCTCGGAATGGCTGGAGTACTTGACTATGCACCTGGTCTTCAAGGCAACAGTGCATTAACAGGAGTAGACGATACTTCCTCTACACTTGTTGGTACTCTTAACGGACGTATCAAGGTTTATGTTGACCCATATTCTTCAAACGTAGCTGACAAGCACTTCTACGTTGCAGGATACAAAGGTACATCACCTTATGACGCAGGATTATTCTACTGCCCATACGTACCATTACAGCAAGTCAGAGCAATCAACCCTAACACCTTCCAACCAAAAATTGGATTTAAGACTCGTTACGGAATGGTTTCTAACCCATTCTCAGGTGGTCTTACACAAGGTTCTGGAGCACTTACAGCTAATGCTAACAAGTACTACAGAAGAGTACAGGTTGCTAACCTAATGTAATAAGTATTAATACTTAACTTTAAAAAGACCCTTTACAGGGTCTTTTTTTTATGCTACGATAGGTGCGTAAACGAGTAGGTTTTTTCGGAGACCTCTCCCTATCGGAGTTTTGTAATGAAACATTCGTGGAATTCTAATTTTACGATTAAGGATCTGTCTATAAAACCAGAACATGATCCTCTTGCCGACTTTCCTTTCTTAAATTTGATTGGATTTGCAATGGCAAACATTTATTCTTTGGTTCCTTCTCAAAATAGTTGCAGAGGAATAAAGGCAATTTACACCACAAAAATAGAACCATTAATAGGTTCTTTATTAGGAGGTTGGAAAGATTTATCATTCCCAATCCCCACATTAAACTTGACTTATTTTGATAGAAGACATACGGTCAAGACTATCATAGATCTTATTGAAGATGCAAAGTTAACTTTCAACAACTATGTTCCTATTGCGAAATATGAAGTTGTTAAAGTTGATCATGAACCATTAATCTCATCTTTTAGTGAAAGATCTATTATGACGATGGCAGGATTAAGATGTAATGTTGATAAAGGTGATAATGATTCATCTTCTGAACACTTTAAAAATAGTGCAATTGGTATTATCAATGCAGAATATGATTTTCACCCTCACCATGAGTTAAAAACTAAAGAGTTTATAGAAAAACTTTGTAGTTACATGGGTATAAACGATCGTTTTTCTAACGCAGGTGGAGCAATTACTAAAATAATTGATCATGTTTACGATAATGTAAATGATGTTCAAAAAAATGTTGCAGGAAAAGACACCTTCAATCTTGAACCAACTGACTTAGATAAATTTATTACTAATAGTAATGAGTTTAAACCTCATAACACTAATGATGAGGACACTATCTATCGTAACTATCCTATGTCTCTTGTTGAATATCACAACAGAGATTCAATCACTAAGTTACTTCAAACTATCTTCAAAGAAGATAAAGATGCAACTAAGGAGGATAGAGACACTAGATTAACTAAGGTTTTACTTTGGTGTCACAAAGATAAGAAAACAAATGCTGTTGATTATGCTCCTAATCAACAATTTCATACTTTTAAACAAGATGAAAAAGGTGCAGCTCCTATAGCAATGAAACTTTCATTAGAATTTGGTGAATT